CAAAGACGCGATCGCGTTTGCGACCGCTGACCTTGTGATGCCGCAGGGCGTGGACATGGCGAGCCGCCAGGTTCACAACGGGATCTCCATGCGGATCGTGCGCCAGTACGACATCAACAACGACAGGATGCCCTGCCGTATTGACGTCCTCTACGGCTACTCGGTCATTCGTCCGCAACTCGCTTGCCGTATGTGGGGTTAAACCCTTTTTGCAAAGGAACATATCATGGCTCTTCCTAATGGTGCTGGCGGCTATCTGCTGGGCGCAGGCAACCGTGGCGAAACGATTATGGGCGCTGCTGATGCGCCCCAGACCGCGACCGCTACGGCGACTCTGAGCGCAGCGCAACTGGTTGGCGGGATGCTTTACGCCAATCCTTCTACCACCGCAGCGACTTACACGCTGCCTGCGGCAAGCACGCTGGACACGGCGCTGCCCAACGCGGAGGCTGGCAACACGTTCGATCTCGCGATCGTTAACGTGGGCACCAGCAGTGGCACGGTTGCGCTGGCGATGGGTTCGGGTACGGGTTTCACGGACGGTGGCAACGCTACGACATCCGTAGCGATCACCTCTAGTGCAATCTACCGCTTCCGTAAAACCGGAACGGCTGCGTACACGGTCTATCGAATCGCTTAAAGGAGATACGTCATGCCGAATACTAAATCTGTTGGCGTGGCGTACTCCGATCCAGCGCTGACGTCGTTTTACCTCAACGCTCCGGTCACCAAGACCGCCAGCTTTACGCTGGGCGAAGATGAAAACTACGTCATCTGTAACGGCTCCGCTGCCAACGTCACTGTGACGTTGCCCAGCGGGGCTGCTTACATCGGACGGACCGTCTACCTCAAAAACTTGTCGGGCACTTACACGGTCATTTCCGCGTCGTCTAACGTGAAGCCGCGTACCTCAAACACTGCTGCCACGGCCATTTTGGCCGCGTCAGCGGGTGCTTTTGCTACGCTGGTTTGCGAAGATGGCACGAATTGGGTCGTTATGGCCGGCAACTGATGGACAGCGGGGGCTTCGGCCCCCGCTGCATACACATGGCAATAATTTACCTGCGGCACCCCACCCACGGCGAGAAAATCGCCACGATGGAGATGGAAGCCGAACAGGATGAAAAGAACGGCTGGGTGCGGTATGATCCGGACGAGGCCGAGGCGCCTTCGACCAACGAGCTAGCCGCGCCTGCGCGGCGGCGTCGGAAGGACACCGCTCATGCAGAGCTACTATGACATTGTCACAGACAGTGGCAACAACCCGATCAGCGGCGCGCTGGTCTACGTCTATGATTCGTTAGGCGCGCTCGCAACGATTTATTCTGATGATGGGCTGACGCTTCAGTCAAACCCCATCACGACGAACGCTTCCGGCGGCTGGATCTTCTACGCAGCTAACGGCATCTACAGCGCCGTCATCACCGCTGCTGGCTACACCAGCAAGACCATCACCGGCATCACGCTGAACGACCCGACACCCTCGCAGGGCGCCGTCGACATCCAAGAGTTCACAACGGTCGGCACATCGACCTGGACGAAACCGCTCGGCGCTCGGTACGTTGAGGTGTTGATGTACGGTGGTGGTGGCGGTGGAGGGTCTGGGAGGCGCAGGAGCGCGTCAACAGCAAACAACGCTAATGGTGGTGGCGGTGGTGGCGCTGGCGCAAGGATCGATATTCGCATTCCTGCAAGCGCACTGAGCGCCACAGAGACAATCGTTATTGGATCGGGCGGCACAGGTGGTCCTGCACAAACGGCCGACGAAACGAACGGCACACTAGGTGGAACTGGTGCATCCAGTCAATTTGGCACTTTTGTGGCAATTGGCGGCGCTGGTGGTACTGGTGGGTCAACTTCTGGTGTCGGCGTTGCTGGTGGCGCTAGACGACTAAGCATAGATGCATTTCGCACTGCAACGACACCGTTTTCATCTGCTGGTGGGTCTGGAACTACATCTGTAGGAAATGGCGGGAGTCGGGGCGGGTATGTCGGCGGCGGCGGTGCTGGAGGCGCTGGTTTTTTAGCAGGATCAACAACCTCGCAGATAGGCGGCGACGGTGGTCTTGGCGGCGCGGTGTTCTCTGGCAATGCAACTGATGCTGGCGGCGGCGGCGGCGCTGCTGGAACCGCTGGAGGCAACGGAGGCGCAGGGGCTGACGGTCTGCTGGACTACTTTGTCGGCGGTTCCGGTGGCGGTTCTGGAGGCGGTACTGACTTAGTAGCAGGTGCTGGCGGCAAAGGCGGCTATCCTAGCGGCGGTGGCGGTGGCGGCGCTGCTGCGTCTGGAGCGTTTGACTCCGGGGCAGGTGGCGACGGTGGCGACGGGTTCGTGCGCGTGGTGACCTACCTATGAAACAATTTCTGCTCAAGCCTGACGGCACCTTCCCGCCCAACACCAACGTCGAGGCGTTGAAAGCCGCTGGCATTCGCTTTGTGCTGCCCACGCCGCGCCCTCGTCCGTCGCCCGGCATGATGCTGCGCGATACTGAGCCTGAACTGATCAATGGCGTCTGGCACCAGCGGTGGACTGAGGTGCCGGCGCCCGAGGAGCCTACGGAATGACCATCCTTACCTTATCAGGCTCCGGCGTCTCGGCAGGCGACCTGATCAACGGGGCGCTGCGCCTCATTGGTCAGTTGGCCGAAGGTGAGACGCCTTCGCCTGAGACATCGGACGACGCCTTCACGGCGATGAACCAAATGATCGACTCTTGGTCGACCGAACGTCTGTCGGTGTTCTCGACGCAAGACCAAGTCTTTACCTGGCCCGCCAACACAATCAGCCGATCGCTCGGCCCGACTGGCGACTTCGTTGGGCAGCGCCCCATCCTGCTCGATGACAGCACCTACTTCAAGGACACCAGCAGCGGCCTGTCTTATGACATCCTCTTCATCAACCAAGACCAGTACAACGGGATTGCGTTGAAGACTGCGGGGAGCACGTTCCCACAGATGATGTGGGTCAACATGACCTTCCCCAACGTCGAGATGTACCTGTACCCGCGTCCGACGAAGGATCTGGAATTTCATCTGGTGTCGGTGCAGCCGCTCACGCAGGCTGCGTCGCTCAACACCATCCTTCAGTTCCCGCCAGGCTACCTGCGGGCGTTCCGGTACTGCCTCGCGTGCGAGATCGCGCCTGAGTTTGGGGTCGAGCCGCCGCCCACCGTGCAGCGGATCGCGATGACGTCCAAGCGCAACCTGAAGCGCATCAACAATCCCGACGACATCATGGCGCTGCCGTACAGCCTGATCGCGCGCCGCCGTCAGCGCTTCAACATCTTCGCAGGCGGCTACTGATGAAGACGCCCATCCTCGGCGCTTCTTATGTCGCGGCGAGCATCAACGCCGCGAACGACCGCTGCGTGAACCTGTATCCGGAGGTGGTGCCGCAGGGTGGCAAGGAGTCTGCGTTCCTGACGCGCTGCCCAGGTTTGAAAGCGATCACGTTCACGGTAGGCGGTTCGCCGGTCAGCGCGCTGGACGACGGCCCGATCCGAGGGCTGTGGACTTACGGGGGCGAGCTGTACGTCATCACGGCCCAGTCAGCCGCTACGCTGCCCTACCCGCAGACCAAACTCTGGCGGGTCGACTCGTCCTATGTGGCTACGCTCGCGGGCACGGTCAGCAGCGACGCCGGCGTGGGGCCGGTCAGCATTGCAGACAACGGCGTGCAGATGTTCTTGGCGCTGGGTGACGCGGCAGGCACGTCTTACATCTACAACGCCACGACTACGGCGTTTGCCCAGATCACCGATCCTGACTTCCCCGGCGCGTCCTCGGTCGGCTTCATAGACGGATACTTTGTGTTCGCCGAGCCTGACAGCCAGAAGCTATGGGTGACCGCGCTGCTGGACGGCACGTCGGTCGACCCGTTGGACTTCGCGAGCGCTGAAGGGGCGCCAGACGACATCGTGTCGGTCTTGGTCGACCACCGGGAAATCTGGGTGTTTGGCGCCAAGTCCACCGAGGTCTGGTACAACGCGGGCGGGCCTGACTTTCCGCTTGAGCGCATCGCGGGCGCTTTCAACGAACTAGGCTGTATCGCCCGTTACTCGCCCGTCAAGCTCTCCAACATCGTCTTCTGGCTTGGCACCAACGACCAAGGCCAAGGGATTGTCTATCAGACAAACGGCTACCGAGGCGTGCGGGTCAGCACACATTCGATCGAGCGCGAGATCCAGTCCTACAGCGTCATTACTGACGCGATTGGGTCGTCCTACCAGCAAGACGGCCATCTGTTCTATGTGCTGACCTTCCCGACCGCCGGCAAGACTTGGGTCTACGATCTGACCACGCAACTGTGGCATGAGCGCGCCGCATGGGTCGCCGGGCAGTACACGCGCCACCGCGCTAACTGCATGGTGAACTTCAACGGCACGATCCTGGTTGGCGACTATCTGAACGGCAAGGTCTACGAATACGACCTCGCGACTTACAGCGATGACGGCGTACCGCAGCGCTGGCTGCGGTCTTGGCGCGCGCTTGGTACCGGCCAGAACAATCTGAAACGCACGGTGCAGCACAGCCTACAGCTCGACTGCGAGTCAGGCGTGGGGCTTGTGACCGGGCAAGGGTCCGACCCGCAGGTCATGCTGCGGTGGTCGGACGACGCTGGCCACAACTGGTCAAGCGAGCACTGGCGGTCGATGGGCGCGATCGGCGCCACCGGCACGCGGGTCATCTGGCGGCGGCTGGGCAGCACGGTAAGGCTGCGCGACCGCGTCT